CACTCTCTCTTTTCTTTGCTTCCTTCTCTTCATCAGATTTTCTTGCATCTTCTACTGCATCTTCCTGAACTTTAGACTGTCCAGTTAAAGAGTCTTTAATTCTATCAATAGATTCTGCAATCGCTTTGAGTGGACTTTTTATTCCCTCCAACATAGGAGACTTCTGTGCATCCTGTGCAGGTGGTTCTACAACATCTTTTGAGAGTTCTCCTTCTGGTTGTTTATCTCCTAACTTAAATCTTCTCTTTCTTTCTTCAGGACTTACATATTCCCCTGATTGATCTTTACCAAATACTCTTGATGAATAACCAATATCCTTTGCCTTTATTTTTTTCTTTTTAACTTTGAGTGATGGTTTCTTTTTCTTTGGTATTTTCTTTCCTACAGGTGTTGCAGGTCTCTTCTTTTTCTTTGCTGCTGATTTCTTCTTCTTTGGTTTATCTCCACTATCTCCAAGTATATCATCTAATATCTCATCTATACCTTCTTTTGCCTGTTCCTCTGCTGCTTGTTGTGATTCTAATACACCAACCCTTCCCTCAAGACCAAGCACCCTCACCAAAGTTTTCCTCTGCATTGCAAAGGACTTACTTAATGTCTTATGCAATTTAGCAACTTCTATACCTAATCCTTTTTCAAGCCCACCAACTTTACCCTCTAACTTAAAATGAGGGTCATGAGCACTTCTTAAAGATTGTATTAGGTTATTGCTGCTAGGCATTCGCTTGTTGCTGTTTGCGTTTTAGTTCCTCTTCCTCAAGATGTTGTTGGAGAAGACCCACATAGATGTCTCTTTCCCAAGGCATCATATTTTCAATCTCTGTTAAGCTATATTTATGGTACTGCATCAAGGCAAAGTTGAGCTTGAAGTAACTCTCCAAACTCATATGTACCATCGCTACCCGAAAAAAGATGCTAACCCTTCTAACACTACTTCACTTTTAACTTTAGTATTAGGATTAGTAACTTCAATAGTATGCTTAAGTTTAGGCATAGATTCAAAAAACTTTTCAATCTCTTTGAACTGTGACGAATTCATTGACTCAAGAAAATCTTTTACCTCTTTCTTGGTACAATCAGCAGTTGCCCAGACCTCATCTTCATTATAAATTTTATCTATACATGTAGCAATCAATTCAAATGATTGATCCATTTGATTACCTTCTTGGAAATCAAAATTATTTTTAATGAATTGTTCTAGTGATGGATACTTCATCTCCATCATCAAGTCATCATCTAATTTAATTTGATTAGTATGATCATCATCTTTCTCAACCTGAATAGAATCCAGATCAATGAAAACAGGAACATTTGTCTCTCCATCATCTGGACAAACAATATTAACTTCTATCTCTTCTCCAACAGACTTACCTCTGATGTTGAGGAATAAGAATTCAATATCAAATGTAGGAAGATTTTCTACTTTAATTCCTTTTGTAAGAACACAATTTTTCAATACTGCTTTAATAGCATTAGTAATTTGTTTTGTGTCTTCACTTTCAAGAGCAATTACAAGAACCTTTTCTTCTTTAACTAGAAATGGTCTGTATTTAATACTCTTTCCTGTCGAAGGTAGTTCCAACTCATACGTCGGGGTCGCAATCTTTGGTAAAGGCATAATATCCTATAACAATATCAGTGTATTTATTTAGTGGGTTTATTTAGCGGTTTAATAGTCCAGATGTAATTCCACCAGCAATATCTCCAAGTAAATCATTACCAGTTATATTATCCACAGCAAAGTTAACTAAGTTACTAGCAGCATTTGCTAATGATTGTTGACCAACATTCAATATACTGGAAGGTTCTGTTCTTAATCTAGTATCAACCACATAACGAATATATGTCATTGCAACACTACACTTTAATAAATCTGATCCATCATATGCAACAGGCATTGATGTTATCTGTAAAGGATAACTCTTTATAAACTGATAAGTCATTGCATTCGCATAATCTTTTTCAAATTTAGTTACTTCTAATCCAGCAACTGTATATGTATCTGGATACTTTACTCTATAAGTATATGAATTAGATCTAGCCGCTCTCTTATCTTCATTGGTAATAAATGATATCCAATCCTCAAAGAACTTAATCGGCAAATAATTTTTAGCATCAACATAGAATGTTAAATCTATTCTATCATCAAATATTCTTCTGTATGCATGTCTCTCAGTTACTCCATGAAAATCGTTATCAATTTGATGTGTAGCAAGAGAAGAACCTGGAAGACTTGCTTCTGAACACATCAATTGAATTTTACCCTGTCTCTTTTGTCCTCTATATTGAGAAAGACCAGCAGGAATGTCTAGTCCAACTTCAAAATGAGAAGTAGTTGCAGGTGAAAGTAAATTTGATTTAATGTCTGAGACTGACCTTCTAATAGGCATTTATAAATACTATTTGACATTATATATTATGTATAAGAGATGGCTGAAAGTAAAAAAAGTATCTTTAGACCTACTCGACCAAGAAAGTATAGTGGTGATGTAAATAATATTATATGTCGTAGTTCTTGGGAGACAAAATTCTGTCATTGGTGTGATCTAAATGAAAATATTATACAGTGGGGAAGCGAAGAGTTCTTTATACCATACCGTGCTCCTGATGGTAAAGTTCGCAGATACTTTCCAGACTTTATCATTAAAGTAAAAGAAAGTAATGGTGAGGTCAAAACATATGTCATTGAAGTTAAACCTGCAAAGCAAACCAAACCACCAAAGCAAAGAAAAAAGGTGACTCAATCATACCTCTACGAATGTAAAACCTATGCTACCAACCAAGCAAAATGGAAAGCAGCATATGAATGGTGCAAAGATAAGAGAATTGAATTTAAAATTGTCACGGAAAAAGAATTAGGTATCCATCATGGTAGATAGTTTTGGATTCAATGCTGCAGAAGAAGCAGAAGATAATCGTGTTAGACAATACTTAAGTGATCTGAATAACAGAACAAATGATCCTGAAGAGATGATGTTGGAAATTATGGAGGCACTAAATGATACAGTAACTCCCATACCAGAAGTAGGAAATTTCTATACCTTTGTATATAATGCCAAGACTCCTGGTGAAACTTATGACCAACATCCTTTGATTGCATGTACCTCATTAGAGAGATGGGGATTCAAAGGTCTTAACTTTCATTGGAGAAAATCAAGAAACTATACATGGAATGAACTAGCAGGACAACTTTATATTGTTCAGAGAAATGAACTTGATGACCTACTTAATATACCCTACGGTAAATTCATTCTCAATCCTCGCTAAATAATAAAAAACGCATACTATAATGGCAGTTACTAGTAAGATAGCAAGAATAAGAGTCGGTCCTAATGCTAGAAATAAGACCACACTTTATACTGCAACAAAAGTTACTGGTCCTACAGGCAACCCCCCACAATATTCAACACAGATTATACAATACAGTGATGCAAAAGGAAGTAATGGTGTAGTAATAGGAACACAAGATCAAAATAATCCAGGAAAAATAACATGGAATGATAATGCTTCTGACACAGCACAAAAATATCAACAAACAATATCAAAAGCATCTACCACTCAAGTCAAATCAGTAAGTAATGATATTGCAACTACTGCAGAAGAAAAAGCAGCACTTAATAAAGTTTCAGGTTCTAATAATGCAGCAATAAATTCAGGAACAGACTCAGCAAGACCTGCAGGTGGACAAGGAAACCAAGATATTAATACTCACAACACACACAATAGAGGTGGAGCAGGTGGAGGAGAAGATAATAGTGAAGGTGTTGGTGTAAATGAAGAAGTAGATGCTCAAACTCAAGTTACAAGTAATGCTGCATCAGGAACAAGAAAAAGTTTTGATGCTCTTCTAGTCTATCCAACTACTTTAAGACAAAGTAATCAAGATACAATTCACTTTACAATGATGGAATATGTGGCTAAAGGTCTTGGTGGAGATGCAGGGCAATTTGGAGGAGGTCAAAGAACTAATAATAGAAAAAGTATAGGAAGAGTAGTTCTACCTATACCTGCTGGAATCAATGATAGTAATCAAGTCAACTGGGCAAGTGGTGAAATGAATGCTGGTCAGATGGCACTTGCAGGAATTGCTCTTGAGGGTATAACAAACGGTCTTAAAAGTGCAGGAGAAGAAGCAGCAAAACAAATTAAAAAAGCAACAGGAGCAGGTGGTGAGGATGTAAAAGATGCAATTGCACAAACCATTGCAGGTGCTGCTACTGGTGATCAAAAAGCACTCATGCAAAGAACCAGTGGTCAGGTAATTAATCCTAACATGGAATTATTATTTGGTGGTCCTCAATTAAGAGACTTTAGTTTTGCCTTTAACTTTACAGCAAGAAGTGCAGGAGAAGGTAGAACTATACTTCGCATTCTTAGATTCTTTAAACAAGGAATGTCTCCTATCAGATCTGAATCTAATTTATTTTTAAAGTCACCACATACCTTTAAGTTAGAATATAAAAATGGTAGCAGAGATCATAAAGCATTAAATAAGTTTAAGGAATGTGCATTAAAATCTTGTGCTCTTCAATACACACCTGATGGTAACTATGCAACCTTTGAAGATGGGGTCATGACGAAGTATCAAATGACACTAGGATTTACTGAACTTGAACCAGTATTTAATGATGATTATGAAGAATTCTCCCAAGACGAAATAGGTTTCTAAAATGTCAAATTACTTCAGCAAAGTTCCAGATTTTGAATATGTTAGCAGACTTCCTGATGCTAAAATATCTGACTACATTACAGTAAAGAACTTATTTAAGAGAGGAAAATTAAGGGAGGATATCTTTCAAGACCTAACTCTCTTTACCAAGTATAAGATCAAAGGTAATGATAGACCAGATAATGTTGCTTTTGATTTTTATAATGACTCCAACCTTGATTGGTTAGTATT